CTACGTTAGTCACGCTTCCAAGGTTAGCCCACGAAGTGCCATTGTAGAACTGCACCTTGTCAGTGGACTCCAAATAACACAACTGGCCTTCCGCCAAAGTCTTTTCACCAGTACCACCAAAGCCAGCGTCACGCGCTGTGGTATCAGCAAACACTGGCACACCAGTTCGAGCGCTTTCATTCATTTGCGCGGCAGTCAAAACCTGCCCGGTAGTAAATGTTGGAACGGATGTCTGTGCGTTAGCGCCCATGGTTACCTCATCCTAATACGTTCAAAGAGTCAAGTAGTCCGTACACGGCATCATCCAAAACGAGCTGATACACGATGGTTGTCGGGCTGGTGTAAAACGTGATGCTATGCCCACGATTAAAGTCAATCACGCCTTGAATGCCCTCAACTGCTAGCTCCTCGCCAAGCTGCGTGCCAAGACCGGGAATGGTCTTTTCAATGCTGATGGTGTCACCGATGTCCACTGTGCTGATTGCGTCACGCTGCACGTTGGTCAGTGATCCGAACCATGTGGTGATGCTGGTGTAGCGCGGCTCTGGGTCAGGCTTGAGCAGATAAGCAGCGAGCGCGTCAATTTCGCTTTGTGTATGCAGCAGGCTGTTGGTAATTGAAACCGATTGCGTGAAGTAAGTGGCGATGCTGCCAGCGTCAGAGTCTGTTGCATCCTTGTTATCGAGCGCTCGGACGTAGGCACGATTGACCACGTTGTCGGCATCAAACTCAACCGACAAATCTTGATAGTTCAGCCCGGTGCCATCATCGTTGAAGCTCACTATCGGGGCGCTGAGCGTCGTGCCGATTCGTGGCTGAAACGTCAATACGCCAGTCCGGTCAATAAACAGCCTGCCTTGCTCGGCTTGATTGATTTGATTCAAGTAGGCCAGTGTGTTGGTGCCTGCCGTGACCGTATAGGCCGGGGCGTGCCCTAGGTTAACCGTTCCCGTGTCAATGGCTGTCGTACCCCCATAGGACACTTCTGGAAGCGCCAAAGCGCTTGTAATGCGCTCTCCTGACGTTTCAGCCGTGACGTTCCATTGATCAAGCTGGGTTTGAGCCAAAAGGTAAAAGTCATCGGCACAAAGCACCGTCACCGTGTTGGGGCCAGCCATGGCAAAGCCGTACTCGTAGGAAGTGACATAGCCGACGAACAGATACTCGCTGTCACGCGATAGGCGTACTTTGCGTAATGGCGCGAGTCCAGGCTGATTGTTGTCTGGGTCGTAATAGGGGCTGCTGGTGTCATACGGCCCGAGGATGCCTGTCTCGTCACGCATCACAAACTGCAACGTGCCAGCACCGAACTGGTAATCCGTTTTGCGGCGCCCTCGCGTGTAACTAACACCAGTCGTGAACTCGGTAATGTCGGCATACGTGGTCGTACCATCAAGCACGTCTAAGCCGTTGAGTTCTGATGAGTCCAAACGGAATGCATCAACTTGGAAGCCTGTGTCAAGCTCGAGCAGGTAGTTGCCTGATTGAACTACTGATGCAGCCACATCACACCGCGATCTGCAGCTCTAACGGCCCGGACACGCGCGTGTAATCGGTGAGCGCATCCACAATGGTTTGCCCAAGGCTGGCTTCTGCGACAGCTGCATTGACCGTGATGTTGTACACGTTTTGCTTCGGCGCGTATGCCGCATCCAACATGGCTGGTACTTCGTAATAGCGGCTCTTGGGGTCATACACCGAAGGGTCAAATGGCTGCACCATCATCTCACCGCCGCCACCACCACCGCGACTACCACCGCCACCGCCACCCGATGGTGCAGGCAACGTGACCGGGGCAATAGCCGGGATGCTTGGCACTTGAATCATGCGCTCCACTCGATCAGGGCCAGCAGCTGTACCAGCAGCACCGCTAGCAGTGCCACCGCTACTGATGTTGAAGCGCGGCAAATTGATGTCACCCAATGGGTCAATGCTGACACCGGGCAGCAGGTTTAGTCCTTTGATGACAAGGTTTATCATGCTCACGTATGTGTTGGCGATGCTCTCAAAAATGCCAATGATGAAGTTGCCCATGGTGGCAAATGCGTTTTTGACGCTGCCAGTCTTAGCGACCAGCACACCGAAGCCAGCGACCAATAGCGCCACAGCCGTTACGACCAGGCCGATTGGGTTAGCAGCCATTGCAAGGTTCAACGCCAACTGCGTGACCGTGATGACCTTCATAACTGCGTTCAATGCCAGAATCGCCCCGGCAAGCGAACCGACCACAGCCATGACCGCTAGCACTTTGTCAGTGTTGTTCTGTACGTATTGCGCGAAGCGTTGCAATACTGGGAGCAGGCGCTCGAGGATGGGCAGAAATGCTGCACCAATTGATTCCTTGGTTTCCCCAATGGTCAGCGATAGCCGTTTCATTTGACCTTCAGCGCTGTTGGCAGCCACAGCTGCTGATCCGCCGACCGTACCAGCCACAGCCGCAAACACCTCATCCAATGACGCGCCTTCTTTGATAAGACTGCGTACCGAAGGCAGCAACGTGCCCAGCGCCTTGGTGTTGCCACCGTACGCCTTAGCGATGGCATCCGTAGCCGTGCCCAAATCAACGCCAGTGGCTGCTGCAATGTCGAGGGCCAGCGTGAGGCCATCCTGTGCCGAAGTCATCTCTCCGGTTACTTGGACAAGCGAGGCGAGGGCTGGGCGTAGCTCATCATCAGCCACAGCCGCCGACATCATCGTGGACTCAATAAACGCCTCAGCAACCTTGATGTTGGCTTCCCCAGCCAGCGTGTTATTTGTAATGGCTTGAGCGAGCAGGGCTTGTGCTTTTGCGTCCTCAATAGCGGCCTTGGTTGCGTCACCAATGACCACAGCCAGCCCACCGATAGCCGCAGCTGCCGGGAGGGCAGCCTTCTTGAGGGCGAACTGGGCTTTAGCGCCAGCGCCTTCAAGGTTCTTGAACTCGGCAACAGCCTTGCTAATGCCTTTGCCATCAAACTCAGAAATGATTGGAATTGTTACAGCCATTAGCGAGTCAGTCTATTCGTAGTGGCATCATTGATTTTTTCTACCACTCGACCAAGGTTCTTGTTGACCTGATCGGCATTACGTTGGTACGAAGGCCACATCAAACGCGATGGTGCACCGTAAAGCGATGACAACGCTGATGCCAAACGATTAGGTGCTCCACGGCCTGCCATGTCAAAGATTGTGCCTGCCGGGCTTTTCATTGTCACACTAAAAACTGCCAGGCTGTTTCCACGCCTGCGATTACTAAAACGCGCAATGATGGATTTGCTAACCGAGCTTTGTGCCCACGGCATGAGCCTGCCGCCTTTCCAGTTACGCGACATACCCGATAACGGCAAATTCACAACCTTGCTTCGAGCATCCTTGACAATCGGATCAACAATGGTCTTGAACTCTTTCTTGATTTCTTTGGCAAGCTCAGGCTCCATGCGCTGCAACTCGCGCAGCGTCTCTTTGACACCGACAACAGTTACAGATGTTTCAGCCACGTTGTTGTTGCTTTCTCGCCAGCAGTAACACGGTAGCCAAATCCTCAGAATCAAACTCGATCTCAGGTGGCCACCACCCGGTAGCCAACAGCAGTTCCGCTAACTGGCGGCGGACGCTGTTGCTTCCGTAGGGTTTGCGTGGGCAGTCTCCACTACCTCAAAATCCTCAACGGACACAAGCCAAGTGTCATAGTCGCGGCCTTCACGCTTATTGACGTTGAGCTGATGCCACGCCATAAACATGATGTCATCAATGCCGATACCAGCCTGTAGATCGCTGGCGCGGCGCTTGAACTTGCGTTCCCACGCAGCAGCCGTTGCAATTGTCGTTGTGACTTGCTCTGTAACCAACTCTGCTGCTGGTGTCTTGAATGACACCTTGATGGTTAGTTTCACGCCGTCACATCCTCGACCAGCACGCCGCCTGTGATGGTGATTTCCACTTCGGACAGTTCACCGACTGAGCCGTTGACGAGATCAAGCGACTCGAGGTATCCGCCAGTGATTTGGAACTCTGGGTTGGTCGTTGAAATGCCCGACGAGGTTGGTTTGACTGCGACATAGACGTTGGTGCCGACAAGGCTGGTCAGGTCAACGTACGTGCCGGGCGATGCCGAGTACTCCATCAGAAGCGTGGCGGTCACGGTCACGTTGGTGAGGCCACCAACGAACTGGCGGCCCGTGTTGCCAAACGAAGTGGAGTCAAGCGCTTCACGCGACTTGGTGATGACCACAGACTTGCACTGATCGGTCAGGTCTTTGATTCCGGCAAGGTTTGCACCAATGCCGAATGTTGGGGAAGCCAGGTAAGTGGTTGCGTTAGCCATGTAGCGAATCTCCTCTACGTTGAGGGTCGCTGCTTACCCGTAGGGCAGTCTAGTAGCCCTAGGGGCTTACTTTAGTGCGTATTGTCAGCTCGTAGGCAGGATAGTCAGCGCCACCATACGACACGGTAGTTGGGCGTGCATCCGTCAAGCCGATTTGTGCAGCGCGAATCAAATCAATGTTGTCCAGCAGGCTGTCAAGCGTCCTGTTATCACCAGTGCCTAGGGCAGTCATTACGACGCGAAACTCCATGTCAGCGACCACGTTGGTTGCCATCATGATGGTCGGTGCCTCGACAAGTGCGCATGGTGGGTTCATGTTGCGTGGATCATCAAACACACGCAGCCCGGTAATGGTCTGCAGTTTGGTGACCAGTTGGTCGTAACCATCCTTGAACATGTTTGACATGTCAGGCCACCTGTGGCTTATTGACTCCGAGCAAACGCAGGATTTGACCGTAGTTGCCTGTGACCGGGCCGCCTGTGGCTAGTGGGTCAAACGACGCAAACGCCTCTGTGGAGCCGCGTTCACGGTACAGAATTGCCGCGTATTGGACGGTGCCGAGCTTTACCGCGCCATCAGGTACCACGGTTGGTGAGTCAAAATAGCCTGATTCCTCGCGCTTGCGATACGCAAATTGGTTGGCTGCGCTCACTGCCATGTTGGCTACGTCAAGGTCAGCACTCGGGTTGGTAAAGGTAAAGCCGAGGTAGTCCTCGACATCGCCTAGGACAATCCATGAGCACGTCACCGAGTAGGTGCATGTCCCGGTGGCAGCTGCTCGATCAGCGTCATCCGTGGTCAGCGCAAATAGCACCTGATTAGGGATGATGGTGTCAGTGTCGTACTGGTAATCGCCTTGCTGCGATACGCCGATGAAGTAGTACTCGGGCAGCGCCAAAATCTTGTGCGTGCCATTCCACGTGGCATTGATGCCAGACAGGGTAATTGACTGCCCTACCTCGAAGCTGTGGTTCTCCAGCAACTGAACGACGGCAACGTTACTGACTACCTGTTTATGGGTAAGTGAGTAAGTTGCCACCGTTCAGTGTCACCTGGAGGGAGTGAACTTAGGCGATTTCAACGAACTTGCTGGCATCAAGCATCAAGGTCGCAAGGTATCCGCGGAACTTGATGATGCGTGACAGCGAGCCATCGGTGGCTTCGACTTGGATTGCACCCTTTTGCTGTTCGTAGATCTCAAAGCCATCGGCGGCACCGATTGCGAGGAAGTCGCTCTCGTATGGGCACACCACAACTGAGAGGCCGAATGCGTTGGCTGACAGCGTGCCGGGGGCGACGTTGCCGAATGCGTTCATTGGGCCGACCTG